CTCCAGTCCCTAGACGAAACCACTGACGGGCAGGAGAAGTCGCACCAGCCATCATGCCAGCGCCAAGAGTTCGCAAGGCGCGTGTGCCAGTATTGTCGTAAATGTTGTTGTGACGGCGATACCCACGATTCCTGTCCTGCTGAAAATATCGACCGTTGCGAGGCAAAATGTAAGAAGTGATCTCCTGCCAATGTGCAATCCAACTCGCCCGTTCAGACTTCAAATGACCAAGACGGGTAAGCAATTGCTCCCGCTTTGGTGCGCCCTTGTAAGACTGATTGTCGGATGAATAGTCCATTAACTTCCAAGAAGAGATGACTTGCCAAGTGCAAGAGCGTTTGGATCAACACCAGTCGGACCAGTCAACATAGTCCCAGCACCACCACCACTTGATGCAGCAGAAGCAGCCTCCATAATTCCTGAAACATTCGGCTGTTGCCTGTTCGCCTGATTCATCGCCATTTCGCTTTGCTTGCGCTGACCCTGAGCCGCATTAACTGCTTGAGTCTGCGCTTTTTCTTGTTTTCTCAATGCATCCGCTTGCTTGTTTTTTGCGCTTTCTCCAGCAGCAATAGAATAACCAGTACTTGCTGCGCCAGCAGCCGCTGCAATAATTGCTCCAATTGCTATCGTTTCAATTCCCATCTTAAATCTCCTTCATTACAACGACATCTGCATCTTCGTAACCTCTACGCCTCAACATTTCAGCCAATCTAGTTCCTGCTCTTGTATGCCACAAAACTCTTGATGCTCCACGCTTCTTTGCTTCTTTTTCTGCTTCGATAATAAGCCGCGCAGAAATAAAACCACGATGCTCCTTTGCTACAAACAATGCATCATTTGATGCAATTATTACTGCTGGATTGTGCCAATGTGGGGCAACCAACATTGTGCAATATCCAACTATCTCACCAACAACATCAATAGCCACAAGCACAAAAATTAATCCTGAATCAACTCCTGCCTGATACAAATCCATTGCAGGATTAAAATCAAATCCGAATCCAGTCTCGTCCCAATTCTTTTGCATTAATGCCGTTATTTTTGGCATTAAATCTTTAGGCTGAGCGAGTTTTATAACCGCCATTAAACATTAATCTATGAATTACAAATTAACTTACGGGTACCTATTCACAATCATTTCTGAAACTCAGGAGCGTATGGGTCGTACTCGTGATGAATCCTCTTCTTCAAACGCGTTGCAATGTCATATGGCACACGCTTCGAAACTGGGTACGCAAAGGTCAGGCACAAAGCATCTGCGATGTCAGGGCTTCCACCGCCTTGCAAACGCTTCTTAATGTCATCCTTAGACTCCAAAACTTTTCTCCCACTGGCGTCATACCAAAAAATAGGTGTGGCGAGTTCCTGCTTCAAGTTCGCGCAATCGGGGATGGCACCCCCCCCTTCGATCCATTCACGCATGAGCCACCACATTTCCATGCGCCGATTCGCAAATTGTTTGTCCATCACCGCCTTCCCACCAAATGGGACTTCGATGGGATCGTAATCGAGTTGGCGCAGTCGGTCGATGACACCTGACCCCGCACCTGCATCCACGAACACAGCGTCAGGTTGCCACGATTCGATGACGCTTGCGACTCGACCTGCTAAGTCCATATTGTCGATGCCACGGTAGATGAGAGGCTCGAAGCAGACGAGACCTTGACGCTTGCAAATGACGCTTCGATCATCGCCGAATCGTGCAGGATCAACGCCGAGAATCCTTGGCGCAGACTCAATATCTTTGTCCACATATTCACGCCGTGATGCCGTAATTGCATCGGACAAACTGATCAATTGATCCTCTGCGCTTGCATCGAAATCGCACAGATATTCTCTTGCAAATGCGACCTCGGACATATCCCTTTTCAATCGATCCACTTCCTTGGAATCAAGAGAATTCGTGTCATAAACTGTATATTTTGCCCCGTACCAATCGTCCAGCGTCAAAGATTTTTGGAATAGTTCACTGAATAGATTCACACCATTTGGCGTTCCAATGAATACTGCCCAACCGTGTCGATCCGATGTTGCAGGTTGCAATACATCGCTCCAAATTTCAGGCTTGCATTGCGCTACCTCATCAATGACTACGCCGTCTATCCGCAAGCCTCGCATCGCATTAGGATTGTCAGCACCGAATAGTCGAATTACGCTCAAATTGTGCTTGAATTTGATGGACAATTCTGATTCATTGATGATGATCGCATCGAGCAATCGAAGCGGTTCAAGTTTTAATTTCAACCTCGCCCAAGCAATCGATTTGCTCTGCGACAAGAACGGTGCGACATAGCAAAAGAAGCCTTGATCCTTATCGAATTTCAATGCGGAATTAATCAGTTGCATCAACGCAAGTTCTGTTTTTCCTGCACGACGATGTAGTGCAAGCACAGTGAATCGCTTCAATTTCCTATGACATTTCTTCTGCCAAGGGCGAGGCGAATACTTTATCTCGATGTCAGTTTGCTTCGTCGCTGGCATCAGGAACGCCCGTGATTACGCGCAGATTTAATCCACCTGCAACATCGTGTGAGAGTCGAGCCTGATCGCCGTATCGCTTGGAATTTAACTTCATTGCTAGCCATTGCAGGGTCATCACTTGATTACGAATGTGGTTCACGCTTGCGCTGTCATACGATCCTGTCAATGGATTTTTTTCGGGCAATGATGTTGCCAAATCCTTCATTTGATCGACCCAAGTATGAGCCTGTAATTCCCTCGCCCGTGTGTACTTGATGTCGAAATCTTCACGATCTTCTCTTATCCATCTCATCACAGTCGCCATTCCGACCATTTTTGGATCTCTGCAAATCTCTCGTAAAGACTGCCCTAATGCGAGTCTTTCGCAAATCTCATCGGCAATTTTCGCATTGTATTTCGTCGGTCTTCCTGCACTTTTTGGCGCATTTTCCTTCGACGGTCTTGTCACTCTAGCCATTGATTCTCCTCCATTTACTCGGTGTTTGCGCTCGAATGTAGTACTTGCAAATCTTCTGAACAGTTGACCTTCTGATGCCAAATATCGCAGAAAGCCTTCGATATCCAACCATTTCATCCTCGTGCATATCTCTCATTTTGTCCACGATTTCCTGTGAAATAGTGCAATTTTGATGAGACATTCCGATTCGATATCCATTCTCATTCATTCCAATTACTGTCATTCCATCACTTTAATCACCCCAAAATCGATGTCAATAGCAAAAAATAATATCTATAAAAATAGGCATTTCCGATAAATCTTGATAAATACCAAAGAATACTCTTGCATACAGTCGATTACCTTGTAGACTTCTCACATCTGCACTCCGCAGAAATTTGGACACCCGCCGAAAGGCAGAAAGAAAACGCAATGTCGAAAGTAAAGAAAACCGTACTTCAGGTCGCAAAGCAAATCGCCAAGAATCAAGGTTCAACAATTGTCGAAGCGGTGAACGAAATGATGATCGTGTTGGAAACAGATTTGCACAATAACAGAATGCTCATCGTCGATACTGACGATGGATCGTATGAGGTGGCATCACAGAATCTCATTGAGACCATCAAAGCATCAGCAAGGAATGCAGATATGGATTCTGCGCTTTTTCCTGTGATGGAGTCGTTGGGATTCATTGATGGTGGCACGATGGACTATTTCGTCGCTGACAATTTTCACAAACCATTGATTTGCCAAATATCATTGGATCAGGGGATTGGTCTCTCATACGCAGAGATTTGGAAGCGTTACAACGTCAAAGAACGAGCAACAATTCTGTGCAAGTTTGTTGCAACATTCGTTGAAACCGCAATTGAAGACTGAACAAAGAAAGGCAACACATATGAAAAAGCAACACAATAATTCCACGCGCATCGTCGCACGACAACGAGAGTTTGACAGAGCAGTCATTGAAGAAAAATGGATGGGCTTTGCTCATTCGATTCTCTCGCAACAAATGTCCACAGAAGAATTTTTTGAAGATGTGGACTGCATCGACATCACCGTGCAAGATCGGGTTTCAGACTTCATCGATGAATTTGGCGATTGGGCTTCAATGGGTTGGAAGGAAGAAAACAATGCAACTGTCCTACTCGGACGATTTC